CCATCTGGTGCTACATTTAGTATGCGTACTTTGTACCAAGTACAGACGCAATACCAGCGGCAATGATTTCCTTTGAAGGAGTTCCCATTCTATACGCAACACCTTTTGCAGTGTCATTAGTATAGATACAGTTACCTTCTGATTTCAAAGTGTCAATCATTTTAGTTGGTGAAGTAAGGTCAAACCTTGTTCTCAAAGTCTTCCACGTTACATTTTCACCTTTTGACAAAAGGTTGAATACCTTCTGCTTTTTGCTTAGTTTTTTATAGCTCATAATTTCTCCATATTTTATTAATTGAGTATTCACATCATATCAAATAAGAACCCATTTGTCAAGGGGTTTATTTGATTTTAATCACTTGAGGTTTTTTCTCTTCTGGTACAATTCTTTCTAAATCAATAGAAAGCATACCATTATCGAGTTTTGCACCATTTACAACAATATCATCTGCAAGGGTAAACTTCCTAGTGAAGTTCCTTTGAGAAATACCTTTATAAAGGGTTTCCTTTTCCTGTTTCTCCTTAACTGATTTAACAGTAAGAAGACCTTCAGCAAATTCAATTTCGATATCATCCTTACCGAATCCAGCGAGTGCCATTTCAATAGTGTAATTGTACTCATCTGATTTTTCGATATTATAAGGCGGATACCCTGTTGATTCTGCTTGGTGGGTTACATAGTCAAACAGTCTATCAAACTGTCTGTCAAAGCCCACGGCATAGGGTGTCATGTGATTATAATCGAATGCCTGAAGGGCATTCCTAAGTGTGCTTAAGTTAGTCATTTTTTTATCTCCTTTATTAAGCAAGATTAATATTGCAGACCGATAATTCGCATCTGCATCCATATTTATATGGGGATTGAATCCAAAAATTCAACCCCCACACAAATTCTTTTTTAAGCGGCTTCGTCATATTCCTCTTCTTCACCATCAACAACAGAGAATGCGTTGTCCTCATTTTTCTGGTAAAACGTATCAGTTCGTGCGTTGAAGAAAAATGGTTTGGTGAGGTCATGAGAACGTCCAAGTGCTGGAAGTGCCGCATAGATTTTTACTCGATTGAACTCTGGTGCAGTTTTTCCAAAAAATGCAATACAGGCGTTCATAATCATTCCATTGAAACGTGTCACAAATGTTGCAAGACGGTTCTGGAATACGCTGTCAAAGTCAAAACCAGACAGTGTACCTGTGTGTACAACCATACGAATTTCTGCATTTGGATACTGTGCAGCAGTTTGTACTGCTTTGTAGAAACCAAAAGTCTCACGGTCATGTGAAATGGGAATGTACTTCACTGTATCCGTATCTACAAGTTTCGCATCGGTCATGAACTGTGCAATCTGGAAAGTTGCTTCTTTTCGTGTTGACCAAGGAACAACAATGTCATGTGCATTGAAGTTGTTGTAGATTTGCAGAATCAAAGTCTGTCGTGTATGTGGTTGGAACACACCTTCACCACAAACCCAATCAACACGTTCTGTGATTGCATCCATAGTGTTAGGAACACCAGCCTCACCATCTGTATCAATGTAGCGTTGAATTGCATCAACCACGTTACGATAAACGTCTGCTTTTGAAAGTGGTTCAGCAGGGTCATGAATTGAGTTGAAACGAATACCACACATCTCAATTGCATCTTGAACTTGTGCTTTTGTGTATCCCTCTTTCCCTTTGAACACTGCAATAATACCGTTAGGCATATTGAATGGTGTGCCAGAGGTTACCTCACCACGACTGTTTCCTGTAATCACCTCAAAATCTGTAGGTGACCATTGAAACCATGCCATTGCTGGGTACTTCAGTTTGTAACCATTGCGTTCAATATTCTGTTTGATATCCAGAAGTTTTGAATTTCGTGTACGACCACCAGCACGATATTTCTGCACTGACCAATCAACTGCGTTGAGGGGTAGGATTTTTAGTCCAACATATTCGATTGCATCTGGAAGTTTGTCACCAAAAATTTCTGGGTAAATAAGTTCCCAATCTAACAGGTTTTCTGCTTGAAGGCGGTGTTCTTCTGTGAATTCTTTTGTTTCCAAAAGATTTATTACTACATCAGTCATTTTGTATCTCCTTGTAAGTAAGACTGTTTCAATAATCGGTGGTATTCCGATTCTTTTTATATATTACTCTAAAAAGAGGGGAAAGTCAAGAACTTTCCCCAAATTTTATTAGGCGGCGTCTGCGTATTCCAGAGCCTTGTCAAGTGCGTTCAACTTGACCTTACGGTTACGTCCGTACCATGATGAAACCAAACGTCCATCATTTGAACGACCTTGCAAGTGGTCAGTCATGTTAGTGACTGAGTTAAATGCAGTCCACCATGTTCCTTGTGCGAACTCAGCACCAGGCTGAACATCAAGGTTTTCATGGGCAAGTTTTGCGTTACGAGTTGTGAACGGTAGAACACCTTCCACTTTCTCTTTTGCAGGCGAACCAAACACTTCATTGAAGTATTGAATTACATTGTCACCTGTTGCTTTCTTAGAACCAAGAAACGCAGCCATTGATTTGTATTCTTGCATTTTCTCGTTTGCAATACCCATGTGTTCTTTTACTTCAGCAGGGTCAAATGCCTTACGGTGATTTACCGTTACCATTTTATCTGCATTCTGTGAAAGAGATAGGGTTAGAGTATTGTTACACACAACACGAATTGGTGTCATACGAATGTTAATCGCTTTACCAAACTGATGTGGGTTTGAGAACAAGAAGTAGTTCTCTGTAACGTCACCGTTGAATAACTCAAATGATTCTTTACACTTTGCAAGTGCCCAAACCATCTGACCATCCTTGAGTGAACCAGCGGTGTGCATTTCCATGTCACCAGCCATTACATACTCATGGAAGAATTCAAACGCTTCTGAGTTCTGCACAGGATTCCAACCTGTACCAACAACATCTAATACAGAGTTGTCAGAAGAGCGAACCAACGCTTCTTTGTTTTTGATTTTTACACCTGTTGATGTAACAAGTGGTTGTTTCTCTACTGTCCAATCAAGTCCAGCAACCTTTTGGAATTGGTCTGGTGTGAGGTCTGCCTCAACTTTAGTACCAAGTCCATGCCAAGGTAAATCACCGACATACGCCATTTGTGCTTCACCATTTACGATTTCAAGTTCATGTGCCATTATATATTTCTCCGTTTTTTCACTTTACTATTACATTATATACGTTCTGAGAACAAATGTCAAGATGTTTTTGAAACAAATTTGAAATTAATTTTGTATTCATTTTTATCTCTTTTCTCATCATTACTTATACAGTATACTTGTTTTAATAACAAATGTCAAGAGGTTTTTACAAAAACTTTTCTAAATTAGCAACTTTTTTTGGTGTTCTACCCCAATATTCTGTAGGGGTGACTTTTGGTGTGTCGTGAAAGAGATACCATGCACATGAATCTTTACCGCTTGTACCACCAAACCACATAACACGACCAATACTTACAATCTTTTTGCACTTCTCCATATATGGAATACTCTGTATCGTGTTAGGCCATTCTGCATCAAATAACAACCATGTTGGTTTCATTGGTGAAAAGTGGTCTATCATCCTATGTAATAGTTTTCTATCCCAAGGCGGATTAGTTATGATTAACTGCGAACTTACATGGTCTATATCAAATGCATCTTTCTTAGATACCCTGTCATCCATAGGTTCAATATCAGATGCCATGTCACATATACCAAGATGTTTCTCAATGTGGTCAATCAGTCTACCGTCACCACCACATGGTTCACAAAATGTAAATGGTTTCTGTGGTAGGTGTGGAATTAATGGTTCAAATGCATGATATGGTGTTGGATAATAATCTCGTTCAACACGTTCAAAATTACTTCTTTTTCCCATCTTCTTCCTCATAAAGAATCAGTGCAATCAAAGCATAGTTTGCCATGTCAATCAAAGTATCCTTGATACTTTCATCCTTGACCTCTAACTTTTCTTTCTTTGCAAACCCCATAATACGACTAAACTTGTCTCCGATACGAACACAACATCCCTTCCATGCTGGAATGCCTGCCATCTCACAAGTTCTGAAGTTTGCAAACACATCATCTGTACTTGCGTAGTCATGACGCTTTGCGTTATGAGTTGTCTTCATATCTTCTAATAATTCATAAAACCGTTCACTCTGATTCATATTATGCTACCTTACTAAAGTTTTTTACTTTCTCAAATTTAATCACACTTCTGAATTTGTCAATCAACATATCCTGTTTGTGTGAAATGATGAACACGTTCTCTTTGTCAAACGTATTCAATATTTTTAGGAAATCGTCTGTTCCTGTTGCATCCAACGAACTATCAAAAATCTCATCAAGGATGAGTAGATTCGTGTTCGTAGAATTCTTCATCTTTGCAACTGCTCTCCATGTAAAGAGTAGTGCAAGGTCAATACGCATCTTCTCACCTTCTGAAAAGTTTGCGTATGAAAATACATCACGAAAACGTGACTTGATTGTCTCGTTGAAGTTCTCATCAATATTAAAGTTGACAAAGAAATCCATAGAGGACAAATATGTGTTAATCAACTTATTCATAATAGGAAGATACTGCTTGATAATCTTGGTCTTGATACCTGTATCTTGTAACAGGTTCTTTGCAACATCATAGTAAAGCATATCCTCTTTTAATTTTGACTTGGTTGAATCTAAAGTATAACACATTTCTTTGAGGTTGTCAAGTTTTTCGTAGTCTGTTTTCGTAACATCTCCACTTTCAATTTGACGTATCTCTTCAGTCAGTGTAGCATTAAACTTTTCCAGTTCTGTGATACCACTGTTGAGTTTTGCAAGTTTGATAGAGTTATCATTGATAACCTTTGCAATATCCTTGAACTCTTTTAGTTTACCATTTGCCTTATCCATTTCAGTCTTCATCTGAAGTAGACCTGTGGTAAGTTCATTGACCTGTTCAGTTCTTTGTGATATAGTCTTTGCTTTGAATTCTTCACTAATAGACTGTTCACAAGTAGGACACACCTCTGTATTCTCCATGAAAGAAATCATCTGTTCATGTCGAACTTGTTTGTCCTTCAGTGTAAATTGAATATCTTTTAGTTTGTCACGTTTTTCAATTGCACCATCTTCACCAGACATTGCATTTAGAAGGGTCTGGTTCTCTTCCGTGATTCGGTTCGCCTCTGCTTTGCGAGTGAA